ATCTTGCGAAGAGCAAAACGACGCGAAAGTTTAAAAATATCACGGTTGCTGACACTATAACGCAGGTCGTGAATGAACTTGGCTTGACACTGGGGGAATTGCCGGAAATTTCCACGGCGGTGGATTTTATCGCAGATACCAAAACCGGCATTGAGATCATAAAACAAGCCCTGGGGTATGAAAAGGCAGCGACTGGGAAAGTGTACAGCCTTGTGATGAATGAAGGGCTGCTGAATGTTGTTTTGAAAGGCACGAAGATTACTGGCGATGATGATTTCAAAATCACAGATGATACGAACCTGGAAAAAACAACATATTCCGAAAGCGTCGAAGACATGGTAAATCAAATCATGATTGTGGACAAAGACGGCAATACATCAAGTTATGTGACCGTTAATGACCAGGTGAGCGCTTACGGGATGATACAGGATGTCTATAAAATCGACGAAAAGCAGAATACACAGACCCAGGCTGGCGCGAAACTGAAAGGAATCACCTACAAGTGCAGTTTGTCGGCAATCGGCGATATTCGTTGTAAATCGGGCTACTGTATCAATGTTAAAGATGAACAATTATACGGAAAATTTTTTATAAAATCAGATCGGCACGAAATAGCCGGTAATGTCCATAAAATGGATTTGGAACTGGAATATGTGGGGGCGGCGGATGATGATAAAAAACAATGATAATCCGGCTGTAAAACTGGTAAAGACGTTTCAAGAAATATCAAAAGGCTGCAATAGTAAAGAAGGATTGCAGGGGATTATATTGGCACCGCCGCCGGACATACGAATTGCCTACAACAATATTGTCCTGGATAAAGACGATGTGTGGATTAATGAAAATCTATTGATTGGCTATACCAGGACAGCGAAAGGACATATTGTAAGTGAAACGCAGCCACGGGGCGGCGGGGGCGGCTATGCCCAATATGAAAGCCATACACATGATATAGATAACGACTATACGGACAGCATAACCTATACGGACACGCTTAAGCCGGGCGACCATGTGGCAATGATGAAGATTGAAGGAACAGGACAGTATTATGTGATGTTTAAGGCGGTGAGATTGTGAGTTTTGATTTCATAACCGGAACGACCAGCAGCGAAACAACAACCAATGCCCTGCCGCTATTTAAAGAATATGCATGGGATTTTGAACATGATTGCTTTTTGTACAAGGATGGACGGCATATTATCGTAACCGGGCGCGATGCGCTGAAAGTATGGATATACAAAGCACTTAAAACGGAACGATACAGATATTTGGCATATGACGGCGCTTACGGGGTAGAGTTGGAACAGTTCCAGGGGAAACGCCCGAATGACGATGAAGCCGCGTCGGAAATAAAGCGATATGTCGAAGAAGCATTGCTCGTAAACCCGTATATTGAAGAACTGACGGACGTATCCTGGACAAATGAAGCCGACATATTGGAAATGACAATAACGGTGAAATCCGTGTATGGGGAGGTGACACAGAGTGTTTGAAGCACAGACCCGCGAAACAATAGTGATGCGGTTGAAAAATAATTTAAAAACAACATTGGGCAGTGAAATTTCTACGATTGCAGGGACATTTGAAAGCGATAATATCCAGGCAAATTCCTATGAGTTTGAAAAAAATTACGCCGAAATGGAATTGATTATTGAAGCGGCATTCGCTGATACCAGCTGGGACAAATATTTGACGATGCGGGCGGCTGAAATGGGAGTAATCAGAAAAGAAGCCGTCAAAGCAATCGGAAAGATAAAAGTGACCGGGACGGCTGGTGCGAAAGTAATCAAAGGCAGCCTTTTTGCCACGGCTGACGGTACCAATTTTTACACAACAGCGGACGCGGTGCTTGGCGCAGATAAAGCGGCTAAAATAGCAATTGAAGCGCAAAACGCCGGGAATGCTGGAAATGTAAAGGAAAACACAATAGTAAAAATCCCTATGAGCATACCAGGCGTTCACGAAGTGACAAACGATGCCGTGACATATGACGGGTTTGATCAAGAAACGGACAACGATTTGAAAAGCCGGTATTTTTTGAAGGTGAGAACACCGGCGACCAGCGGCAATAAAAACCATTATAAACAATGGGCGATGGCGGTCGCTGGCGTGGGAAATGCAAAAGTATTTTCGACATGGAATGGAGCAAACACAGTAAAGGTGGTTATTGTGGATGCAAATAACGGAACCGCCAGCGATGAATTGATAAAGAAGTGCTTTGACTACATCGAAGAACAGCGGCCTATTGGTGCGATCGTGACAGTGACAACAGCCCAGCCGAAGACTGTGAAGGTTTCAGCGAAGATTGCCGGTACACTGGATGCGGAAGAATTGAAAGCGAAGATAAGCACATATTTCAAGACATTTGGCTTTGATAGTGGTTATGTATCCATTGCGAAAATCGGGGCGTATATCATTTCTTGCGCTAATGTAAATGACTACGACAATTTAAAATTGAATGGAGCAGAAGAAAACGTCAAACTTGATGTTGAAGAATTGCCGGTACTGGGGGAGATCGTGAATGATTCGTAATAACGAAGTAAATATTTTACGATACCTGCCGGAATACCTGGCAAAGGACGAAGCATTTAAAGCGGTTGCTGACGTTGAAAGCGCCGAACATGAAACTATAAGAATTGACCTGCAAGATTTACTGAACCAAATGTTTGTCGATACGGCGACGTGGGGATTGTCGGCATGGGAACGGGTATTTCAGACAAGCCCGCCGGTGAATGCAGATTATGCAGTGCGCCGGTCATTGCTTAAAGCAAAAATGCTGGGGCTTGGGACGATGACCCGTAAACAAATGGAACAACTGATAAACCAGTTCGTAGACAATCACGACGCGTATGTTGTGGAAAATGTGAAACCAGGATACTTTCAGATCGTATTGCCGTCGAATGTGACATGGGTACGTGCTATGCGGGATGCGGTAGAAGAAATGAAACCGGCGCATTTGGCATATTACATTTTGTACACGATTTTCGGGGAATTGGTCGAAAAAGTTGAAATGCAGGAGCAATTCAAAGCAGAAATATCCTTTTCCTTGCATGATGAAGTGCAATGGAAAGGGCGAAGGCTGGACGGTAGCTGGATTTGTTGCTGGTTATATCAATACCAATGATTATAAAGAAGCTTTTCGCATGGGAGTGGCGTCAGGTTCGGCTTCTGCTTTTTCCGAAAATCTCGCCACCAAACCTGAAATAGATAATTTACTAAAGGATATCATTATTTAAAAGGAGATCGATTATGCATATCACTGACTTATTAAAAAAAGACGGCATTATGCTTAATGCCAAACCAGCTGATAAAAATAATGCTATAAGCATGCTGGTAGACTTAATGGACAGCACTGGTAATCTGTCTGACAAGGAACTTTATAAAAAAGCTGTTCTGGATAGAGAAGCTTCTGGTACTACAGGCTTAGGCGACGGTATTGCTACCCCTCACGCCAAAAGTTCCGCTGTCAAAAGTGCCGGACTTGCTGCTATGGTAGTAAAAGACGGTATGGACTTTGAATCAATGGATGGTAATCCAGCCCGCTTATTCTTTTTGATTGCTGCCCCCGATTCCAATAATGATGAACATTTACAAATGCTCAGTGCTTTGGCTACCATGCTTATGGACAGTGATTTTAAGGAAAGCTTAATCGCAGCTGAGAGCATTGAAGAATTTTTAAAACTTATTGATGATAAAGAAGCCGACAGATTTGCTCCCGCAGCGACCGAAACAGAAAAAGCTGCAGCCCGCGGCTATGAAGTTTTAGCTGTAACAGCCTGTCCTACTGGTATCGCCCATACTTTCATGGCAGCAGAAAGCTTAGAACAGCATGCCAAGAAAAGAAATATCACCATAAAAGTAGAAACGAATGGCTCAGAAGGAACTAAAAATAAATTAACAGCCGAAGAAATTGCAGCAGCAAAATGCATTATTGTGGCCGCTGATAAAAATGTCCCAATGGCCAGATTTAATGGACGCCCTGTCGTCATAACCAAAGTTGCCAACGGCATCAATAAAGCTGATGAACTTTTAGATACAGCCATGAGTGGCAAAGCTCCAATTTATGAACATGATGCCGACAGTTCCGGCGAGACTATTGATAATGAAAGTGAAAGCGTAGGCCGTCAAATCTACAAGCATCTTATGAACGGCGTTTCCCATATGCTGCCTTTCGTT